CCAAACTCATTGAAGTTACCTTTGATACTGTTAACTTCTCCAGTTACACTATCAACGGACTTCGTTACTGCTGCTACCTGCTCATGAAGAGACTTAACGGTTGCAGCGAGATCGCCAAAGGCATTAGTAAGAGAGACCTGAATTTCAGAAAGTGCCTTAGCAACTTCTTCTTTCACTTCAGCAACTGCTTCTGCAACTGCCTCTTCTGTCTTCTCTTCTTCTACTGGTGCTTCCTCTGCATCAGTAGATTCTGCACTACCATCAACTGCTTCTGCAGCAGGCGCTTCTTCAGCGACTGGTGCTTCTTCAGTGACTGCAGGTGCTTCTGTTGTTTGAACAACTTCTTCAACTGCTGGCTGTGCCTCTGGAGCAACCTCTGCATTTTCAACTGGAGTATCTAATACTTCTGTTGCTTCTGTCATAGGGTTTACCTCCTTTGTAATCTTAATTGTCCTAATGCCTTTAGCACTATCAACTAAGAACTTAATCATGTCTGCTTTATCAGAATCATCTTTTTCAACAAAGCCAATGTTCTCCATCTGTTCACCAGATACAGGACTGACCTGAGTTTCTTCTTCTGAGGTAACTACTATACCAGATTCTTTGTCGTAGAATACGTTTTCTAGAACTGTTTCGTCACCCTTGATTACATCAATGCCGTCAACTTTTTGAACTGACATAATGCTTGCAAACTGGTTTGCTGGACTATCAACCAAAGATAATTCAATAAGGTCATAGTCCTTGATAATTCTAATTTGTGCATCTGCTTTTTCATCATATGCATCGTCCCACTTGTTCATACGTCCACCAATAGAAAAACCAGTGTATGTTCCATCTAGGACCTTCTCCCAGGCATCCTGTGCTCCCTTAGAGATGTATGCAGAAACATAAACACCCTTATAGAACTTCTTGGACTCTGGATCAAAATACTTTTCTTCTTTAAATGAAACCATCTTGCCTACTGCTGATGGCTGATGCATTTCTCTAATGTTCCCACGAAACTTTGCAAATGCTGACATTGATGCTTCAGTTGTAACAATGTCATTTTGCTTGTCAAGGTTATCAAGAGATGCAAAACCAGAAACAATTCTGCGTCCTTGGTCTACCTTTGTGAGAGGCATTGATAAGCGAACGTTGTCGCCGTCTGTAACCCACGAAGCCTTATTTATTTTCATATCAGTTCCTATTATATCAAATGTTTATAAAGATTCTCAACTATTGAGATGCTCTTCCTTCGCCCTGTGGATTTCTCCCAGAAACTGTAGCCGTGCTGTCTGACTGGTTATTTGATCGTTCTGTATCTCTTTGACGGTTCCCCGCCAAATTTGCTCTTGCGTCTGTAGCCTGTCTTGCCGAGAGTTGAAGCGGTTCATCTCCATGGCTGACCTGTGGCAAATCAAGAATCTCACGAGCCTCATTTGGAAGCATAATCTGAGTCTTGACATAACGCTCAAGAATTTGGGATTGAGCAATTTCATCTGTTAGGGTGAGTTCGTTGAACTTGAGTTCAAGAATGTCAGTCTTTTCACGAATAATCTTATTAATAACTTTTTCTAAATGATGCTGGGCTGGTCTTGCAACTTGCTCCTTAAATGTGCGATCTTGAGCCAAGGCTGCTGCGATTGCTCCTGAATCTGCTCCACCAAGTTTAGAGATTGGAACCTGATGAGCAATTAAAATGTCATCACGGTTTTGCTTACGGTACTCCTTGAATGATCCATCTTGAATTCCGTTTTCAATTGGCTTCATGTCAAACTCAACTTTATTTTGATCTGTATCACCAGGAAGTGGGATGTAGAGAGTTCTATGAGACTGAGACTTAAGTCCTGTCTGCAAGAATCTAAACATCTTGTCTTCTGCATCACCAGATAGTTGTGCACCCTTGAGCGTAATAACATATCTTGGCACTGCCTTGTTTTCAAAATAGTCAATGTTGTATTGTGATGCTAACTTGTCTCCAATAAGAGATGGAAGAGCAGAAACAATGTCTGGAACACCATAGAATGTATTGAGTGGAGAGTATTCCTTAATATGAATAATCTCATTTGGACGAGTATCATTAGTTACTGGGTTTGGATTCGTTGCTGCAAAGTTACGGAAGTAAACAACCTTGTTTCCAATAATCTGAAGGAATCCATCATGAAGTCTACGAACACGAACTGTTGTCGCTGGGATGTGACCAATGTAACCAATCTCTCCTTCAACATTTCTTCCTACTTCAATGAAGCCGTTTCCAGTTGCCTGAACATCTGTAAAAACTTTTTCCATAATCTTTGTAAATGAATCATCATCGTTAAGGCTTTCTAACCAGTCACGGATTTCAATCTTCATTCGCTCTACTCGCTTACGAGCACGCTTTACTTTTTCTGCATCTTCACTCATTTCAAAACGAAGTGAAGTACTATCTGTCATATCAAATCTATAGCCAAGTCCAACAATATTTTCTACCTTAGCATCAATGGCTGCGTGATTAGCAAATGATGTATCGTAAAAGTTTGCCATGTTGTATGGTGGAGTAATAACATCAAACAGTCCATATCCATTGCGGTATACGGTTCCAGGGTTAATCTGCTTAGATCCAGAGTCTTGTCCAACAGGCATAGCGTTTGCAGAATCTAGATATGCGTCGTCACCAATTGCTTTGTTAACAACTCTTGACACTCTTCTTTTAAAGTTTTGATCAAGCCCAGCATATTCCTTAAGCATTTCCCAAGACTTGATAAATGGGTCTTGGTCCCTAAAGGGGTTCTCTGGCTCTTCTTGTGTATTTAGTCTTGCACTAACATACTTGTGTTCATCACTCATCTAATGATCCCTTGCCAAATTTGTCAACTGTTTGTTGTGCAGCATGCCAAGCACCAAGATCGTTCATAGATGGAATAAGTCCTTGCTTAAGTCTATCCATCTGCTCTGAATGCTCTTCATCTGTAATTCTTGTTAAACCAGCAACGAACACTGCTTCACCATCTCCTGGATCTCCATAGTGTCTTGCTGCATTCTTTAGATCTGCAATCTTTGAGATATCACCACGCATTGACTCAATATTGAGCACATTGCCTTCTCCATCGGTAAACCACTTACCATTTGACTTCTTGTATACGTACAGACCCCAGTCATACTGTTTCTCAATGACCTTTTTTCGGACATTGCTGACTATAGGCTTACCAGTTTTTTGACTAATTAATGGATTCATAACCTTTAGTATACCATATTAGACTGGAGTGATTACAGAACTTGACCACTCTACAGTATCATAAATTTTAAGTTTATCTGAGTCTAAGGTCATTCCCTGACCATCATCAACAATAATCTTATTAGTTCCAATATATGTCTTATAGATTTCTGATGGATTAACCCCATAAGAGGAGGAGGTTGTTATGACAAGCATGCCATTCCAAGAGTAGTTGTTTTCCCAGTACTGCCAATCAAAATTAATACCATCTTCTGACTTTACATCTGCCCATGGCCTTGTTACAGTGCTCTGTATTTGTTGAAGGTCTGTAGCCTGATAGTAGGAAATATTATTAAAAACTCCTGGACCATTAATATTAATAGATCCAAGAAATGAGTCAAATATTAGCGGTGAGGCAAATGATATTCCTACGATTGTCCACTCTTTTGCTGTTAGTACTGGCTCTCTAACAAGAGATCCATTGATATAGTAGGAAAGGCCATTTACCTTTTCTCCAGTGGAGTTGTTTATTGCGTAAACCTTTGCTCTACTTCCTGATGGATTTGTTGCTATGGAATAAAACTTGATTGTATCGTTTTTATGATTTATCTCAAAAAGTTGAACAGGAGTGTTTGAAAATGATGAGTTATCATTTCTATACCAGGTCTGGAATGCACTAATTCTATAGTTGTTTGCAATTGCTTCATTAACTGGCAATGAGATGCCACGATCTACTGATTTTAAAAATTCTCCACGTAATTCAATTCCAGAATTTCTAGTCATGTATAGATATGGCGTACTTGCTTTATAAATGCTAAAAGGATTCTTTGACTTGTAATCATAATATATTCCAGCCCTTTTATATGGAAAAAGGTTCTTCCCGAACTTAGTCCCAATTGGATTAAATGAGTTATCATTTAATACTTGAGAAGAAAGAGAAATTGTTCTTAATGCAATTGGCTTTGTCAATATTCCACGGCTATTAAACTGTAAGTGATAAACTATAGCAAGTTCATTAAAGTCAATTGTTTTACTAGGATAAATAAGTGTATTATTTACAACCTCAAATTTTGTATATGCCCATTGCTCGTGATCATCGATATCTAGAATTTTTTGTTCTAACAACTTATCAGTAAATATAAAACTGCTAATAGGGGCATTTGCTCCTTCTGCTACATACTGAAATGTAACGTAACTCTTAACTGAAGCATTGTCAGTATTGTAAACATTTTTCTTTATATACTGCTCTGACATATCTAAATAGTCTGTCCAACCATTTTCAATAGAGTCATCAAGTTCTGCATAAGTTCTCTGTGTTGGTAATGAATAATCTTTGTACAAGTCTTGATATGAAAAAGACTCTACGCTAATATTTTCTTCTGTTATAACAGATGGCTCTGGATAATCAATATTTAATTGAATAAAATCTAAATCATAATACTCATTTCCAACATCATTTTTTACATATTGTGCAAAATATGAAAGTGGCATATAGTCTTGCCAGTAACCAGAGATTCCTATGTCTAGATAAAAACTGTCATAAGACTCTGTTGGTAAAAGGGTATAACTGGCTGTATGAATAAGAAGTTCGTCTGATGAGTCTGGATTTACAGTTCCAGTAGTTAAGAAATGATCTTCAATTTCAGACTTATTGAATGCTGTTGAAACTCCAAAAGAATAAAGGTATCCAGTAAAGGTTCTATCCCCAGAATCATCTCCACCTACATAAACTGTTAGGCCATTTTTATTACCAAAAAATGATGCAACATTTCCACCAAAATTAGATACAAGTTTTTCAATATCAATACCAACAACAGTTTTAAGACCTACTGTAAACTCTTGTCCTGACAATATTTCTTCTTCTACACCATTAAAGTTCAAGTAGTAATCAATTGATGATCCGTCTTTTCTAATACTAAATTTATTACCATTAACCGTATTTTTAATTTCAATCAAAGTCTGTTGTGTTAGATCATCTTCATTAATCTGAACAACAGCATATAACGCATGAATCTCATCATTAATAATATCAAAACTTGGAAAGTTAAAATAGCAGTCAACATTTGCCCACGTATCATTTGGTCTAAATGTAATAAACTTGTTGGAACCTATTTGAATAGATTGATTATTATCATAAAGATTTTGTACTGTTTTTGTTCCTAAAAATATTTGAGGTAACTGATATTCAGGAGTTTGAAGTGTTGTTCTTGATGCAACTAAATTATCAAAACTTCCTTGTCTCCATTGAGCAAATGCTGGATAAGAATAGTTTGCAGTATAGTCTGCAAAACTATAGTCAATGAATGCAGAAGTTCCTCCATATGCAGAGTTAATTCCTTCTGGAGACTCTACGCCCTGACCATATACCCATCTGCGCTTTGCAACAGTAATAGGAACCTGATATGGGTAGATAGCAACACAATCAAGTTCAATCTCTGGAACATCTGAGTAAGCATAAAAGCCTAGCCAGTCTTGTGATTTATTAGTTTCACTATCATTTATTGATGGCAAAGACATAGACTCTGTACTAAATGACAGTGATAGGACTTCTTCTCCATTAATAAGTAGACTTGCAGAATCTTTAACAACTCTAATATTAATCAGCATTGGCCTATACCATTCACCAACAAAGTGTGATCTAAAAGTATCTCCAATCTTTAAAGTCATAAAGCCTGACTCAACATATAGTCCGTCAGACGAAGAAATAGGACCAAAGATTCTTCTTGGAACGGAAGTATCAGAATTAATTCTTGCCCAGAACTCAACAGTATATGCAC